ACGCGGTGAAGGTGCGATCGGGGGCCTTTATACTGATCGGCCATGTGAGCGATGCAAGCGACTATATAGCTGTACACGAAATGTGGGACCTGCTGGAAGAAATAGGCGACGACATTATAGCCAGGATAAAAGCTGACAAACGCGTGCCGACTTCGCCCGTTTATGGCTTTGACATTGAAAATGTAACGGCCACGCTGATACAGAATGAACTGGATAACACGTATGGCATCCGGTTTTTATTTGATATCGACTGCCAGATGAGCATGGATGTGGATCCGGAAAAGTGGGTGGTATCTGAAACAATCGTAGAATGACACCCGAAGAATTAGCAGCATATAATAGTTTCCTGAAAAAATGGGGCGGCTTTATACAGCGCAAAATTGCGGCATCGGCAACCCGGTTTACGCATGGAAAGAGCGGATCCGTGACCCGCGGCATACAGAAGAACCACAGCCGTACAGAACTAAAGCTGAACAAGAGCATAACCAACCGTCCCGACATGCATTTTGGCATGATTGATTATATCGGCTTTAACATGGAGCGGCATGGGGTGTTTGTGCACAAGGGCGTTGGCCGCGGGTATACCATGGAAAACGGCATGGTGATCCGCGGGCGGAAGCCGGATAAAAGCGTGGAGCTTTATGCAAGGGCAAAAAACAGGGCTGTAGGTAAGATAAAAATTGATGCTGAGAAGAGACGCGAGCCCGTGGAGTGGTTTAACCCGATACTGGATGCCGCCATACCCGGCCTGGCTGATAAGATTGCCGAAATGAACGCTGAAGCTGCTGTAAATGCGACGAAGATGTATATTAAGTGATTATTGCTTATCTTTGGGAATGCATCATTATGATTACAAAAAGAACCTCCGGAAGCGGCACAAGGATAACCTGGTGGCTGGAGTTGTAATTATTATCATAATTGGGATTTTAATTTTGATTTTTAGATAATTAGCTAAAAAAATAATTTGGTTCGTTAATATTACATTTATATTGTTTTTATATATTTGTTAAACAAATTTTATGCTATGACAAATAATTATAGTTTTTCCAAATGTCCAAAGTGCGAAAGTACAAGATTTGAAATCGTCGAAGATACTCCAACTAATTCAAACTGGAAATATTTCTATGTACGTTGCTCCTCCTGCAAGTCTGTTATTTCAGTAAAAGAATATTTTAATATTGGTAGTTTATTGCACAAAATTATGAATAAATTAGGCATACCTAGCTAGTTATCAAATGGAAAAGATTAAAATAAGAAGAGTCGAAGTTAATATTGAGGAGTTCAAAGATCGGATAGCAAAACTTATTCTAATTTCCGAGAAAGTTGATGTTGACATTTATGGAATTCCTATAAAAAAATTATGCCAGACTCTAGGATTAAAAGAACTTGAATTCTGGGAAATATATTTCAACAATCAGGAGTTATTTGATGATGGGTTTACTATTCTTCAGCATCCTAATCTTCCATCATTAAAGAAAATTGTTTTAGATTCAACTTGGGAATTGCGTGATAACAAAATAATCTATTAACCAATTAATTAACAAAAAAGATGAAAACTATTTTGTATCTTATTTTGATTTTGGCAGTTTTCAGCTGCACCCCATCCACAAACTGGAAAATGGAAAAAGCCAGGCAGGATTCAATAGCTATGGCTGATTCGCTTTTAGCTGTGCAATTTAAAATGGATAGCATCGCTTCCTCAATGAAAAATAATTCGCTTAATGAAACATCAAAATGGGATTACTCAGAAGACACTGATGCAATGACTGGAAAAATTAAGAAATGGGCAACTATTACTTCTCCTGATGAATTATTATTCGATTTCCCCTATAATGGTGGTTCCTACCTAACACTTACAGTGAGAAAGAAAGACGGTTCAACTGATGTGTATCTGAGGATCAGCAAAGGGCAATTCCTGACAAATGATAAAGTAGCACGTTTAAAATTTGATGATCAACAACCAATTACGGTTGGATTAATTGAACCAGACGATTACAGTTCGGATTTAGTGTTCCTTTCTGGAGTATCAACAATTGTAAACAGAATGAAAAAGTCAAAAAAGCTCATTGTTGAAGTCCCATTTTATCAGGAAGGAAAACGGCAATGCACGTTTGATATCAGTAATTTTAAATGGTAGTTAAATTGAAGCTTACATTACAGCAGGAGCTAGATAGCTCCTTTTTTTATATCTTTGTTTAGCCAACAACACCATTGTGCCCCAAGGAATCCTACGACATGGGCTGCGGGTGATAGGTATCCAATCCTATCGCATCCTTTGTCCTTCCTGGATATGTGGTTGTTGGCAGCCCGCAGTCTCTTTTTTTAAGCCAGCAGCCATGAGCCAACCAGTTAA